TATATTATCATATGTATATAAGGAACATACTATTTGTATAGAAACAGAGGATGTAACTAACCTTTTAAATTTTGGATTAACCGATGAAGAAAAAAATAGATTGATAAATATTGGATATGAATCTGCATTAAAATACTTTGAATAATAAACTTAATTTTATTTAAAAATAAAATTAATTAATAATTTAGATATGGATTATGATAATTTAGAAGAAATTGCACAACAAATTTTTACAAAACCGTATGGTCCACCAAATAGCATAGAATTACAATTAGAAGAAGTAACATGTGATATAGCCTTAAAATACGGTATTGAAAATTTTATATCAAATATATTATGTATAATAACAATAAAAGGTGTAAAAATATTATATGGAGAAGATACAAATATATTATTGTTAAAGGAATCTCAATTAAATACAATTCGGATGTATGTTAGATCTTATGGGTATGATTTGTTAATTTCAAATGATAAAATGGATATTTCTAAAATAAAATTTAAAAAGTATTTTATATAATATTTTAAATTACTAAATAATAATATTATTTTAAATTATTATTATCTTGCGTTTAGTAATTTAAAATATCATACAAAATTTTTTTCTAAAAAACTAGTAATTTTATGGTTTAAATTATTTACAAATATTTTATTTTTTATAATATAATAAAAATGGGTGTGGTTTTTATATGTTAATTATGAAAATTTTTTTTCTTTTTGTATATTATAAAAAACAATAAACAATGGGTGGTGGATTAATGCAATTAGTAGCCTATGGTGCTCAAGATATTTACCTTACAGGTAATCCTCAAATTACTTTTTTCAAAGTTGTATATAGAAGACATACAAACTTTGCTATCGAATCAATCGAACAAACCTTTAACGGAACTGTTGATTTTGGTCGCAAGGTAAGTTGCACTGTTTCACGAAACGGTGATCTTATCCATAAAGTTTATTTGCAAGTTACTTTGCCACAGGTCACAGCTTCATCTGGAAATGTAGAATGGTGTGATGAAGTCGGACACAATTTGATTGATGAAGTTTCGATTGAAATTGGTGGACAACAAATTGACAAACATTATGGTGATTGGTTGAACATCTGGAATGAATTGACACAAACTGCTGAAAAAGCATCTGGTTATGATGTTATGATTGGTAACACTTCTGATCTTACAACTGCTGCCAGTAGTCTTGATGAGACTACTCTTTATGTTCCTTTGCAATTCTGGTTCTGCAGAAATCCAGGTCTTGCTCTTCCTCTTATTGCTTTGCAATATCATGAAGTTAAGTTCAATATTAGTTTTAAGAGTTTGTCTCAACTTTGCACTGGTAGTATTTCAGGAAGTCCAAGTTTGAATGCATCTTTGTATGTTGATTATATTTACTTGGATACTGATGAACGAAGACAATTTGCTCAAGTTCAACACGAATATTTGATTGAACAATTGCAATTTACTGGTTCTGAATCAGTCTCTGCAACTTCGTTCAAGAGTAAGCTTGCTCTTAACCACCCATGTAAGGAACTTATCTGGGTTTGTCAAAGAGATTCAGTAGTTGCTGCAAATGGCTGGTCTAACTACAGTGCTAGTGGCGCTGATACCGTTGTTGATGCTAAACTCCAATTGAACGGACAAGATAGATTCTCAACTCGTGCTGGATCTTATTTCAATCTTGTTCAACCATACCAACATCATACCAGAATCCCTGCTGTTGGTATCTATGTTTACTCGTTTGCTCTTAACCCAGAACAACATCAACCAAGTGGAACTGTTAACATGTCAAGAATTGACAATGCTACTCTCCAATTGACTTTGGCATCTTCTGCTGCCTCTAAACTCCGAGTCTATGCTGTTAACTATAACGTTCTCCGTATTATGGCTGGTATGGGTGGTCTTGCATACAGTAATTAGTTCAAAGTGTATTTTACTATATTTTGGCTAGTCCTCCTAATTTAAAATTGAAAAAAAATACTATTTTAATAAAATATAATTATTAAAATGGAAAATGAAGATAAGTTTAAATGTACAAACTGTAAATGTTACAGAATTGAATCAGATTTTATTGGGAAAGCTGGTAATGTTGTTAAGAGATGTTTAAAATGTCGTGAAAAAGATGCTAAACAAAAGAAAAGACCTGACATTATTGAAAAGAGAAATAAAAGACAAAACGAAAAGAAATATTATATAAAACATCGTGAAAAGAAAAGACAAGAAAATGAAGAGGATTATTTAAAGCATAATGCTGAAAATATGAAAAAATGGTGCGATAATAATAAACCCCATTTAAAAGAATGGAGAACACAAAATTTTACTCATAGATTTTGGTCAATTAAACAACAAGCTCAAAAAAAAGGTATTATTTGGAATGAAGATTTAACTGATGAAATATGTTATAAAATGATGACATCAAACTGTTTTTATTGTAACTTTGTTCCTGATAAAAGTTTAAACGGGATAGATAGAATGAACAGTATGGGAGATTATGAAAAAAAGAATACAGTTAGTTGTTGTAAAAATTGTAATTTTATTAAAGGAAGTTTAGATCCAGAAACATTTGTAAAAAGATGTCAACATATTTCAAAAAGATTTGGTGGAAACGGAATTTTAAATAAAGAAGTATGGAGTGATTCAAAATCAGTACCTTATAAAGAATATGTAAGAAGAGCTATGAAAAAGGATTTAGACTTTGCTTTAACAAAAGACCAATTTATAAAATTTACTATTGAAAATTGTTATTATTGTAATAAAGAAAATTCTGAAAGTCATAAAAATGGAATTGATAGAAAAAATAATGAAATTGGTTATATTATTGATAACTGTATAACTTGTTGTGGACAATGTAATCAAATGAAAGCTGCCTTAAGTGATAAAGAATATATTGAAGTATGTAAAAGAGTATCAGAATATAATCTTAAAAATCATATTGAAATTCCTGAAATAGATAAATGTGAAGATAGAATTACAAAAAGAGAAAAACATGAAATCCCCAAAGAGAAAATTATTATTACAAAACAAAAACCAAATAAAGAAAAAGAACGTAAAGAACCAGTTGATACATATATACCTAAGAAAAGAATATATATAAAAGGGTCAAATTTACCAGAAGATTGTAAAATTAAAGCAGAAGATATCCCTAAATATTGTTATTATGTCAAAGCAACTGCTTCAAAAGGTGATGCATTTTGTTGTACAAAGTTGCATCCTAAACAAAAAGAATCTGGAAAAGATTGGACAACAACTAAATCTAAAAAAGTATCAATTGAAGAAAAATATAAACAATTATTGGCATATTTACAATAATTTAGAAATGTCTAATCTAAATAAATTAATAAATATTGATTTAAAATTATTAGTATATAATAATTATAAAATGCAAATTTTCGTAAAGACGTTGACAGGTAAAACTATTACACTTGAAGTTGAATCATCTGATTCAATTGAGAATGTTAAACAAAAGATTCAAGATAAAGAAGGGATTTCACCGGATCAACAAAGATTGATTTTTGCTGGAAAACAATTAGAGTCAGATAGAACATTAGCAGACTATAATATTCAACGTGAGAGTACACTTCATTTGGTTTTACGTTTACGTGGAGGCAGTGTTTAAATATATTAAATATATTTTAATAATTTTTATTAAAATATTGTTTTATAAATTATTATCTGTATCATATAATGGATTTTGAAAATATCTTACTTCTTTTTTAGTAATTACATATATATTATCGAAAGCATTGTTATATTTTTTTAACTTTTTATAAACCAAATTAATATAACGATCCTTTACTCTTTCACTTCTCCATACATTATCTTCACAAATAATTCGTGGGACATATTTCACTTTTAAATAATTTTTATATTTAGATTTTATTGTATCTATTATATCACTATCATCGCTATCATAATTATCATTGTTGTTGTTTTTATCATTATTGTTTTTATTAATTTGTCTTCTTTCACGATGCAATTCGATAATATCCATTCCATCAGAATGATGAATTGTTAACTGGCGAATAATATAATAATACATTTAATATATATTAACCAACATTAATTTTTCAATTTTTAAATAATAGAATTATTTGAAAAAATATATACTAAGAAACAAAATAATTTTATATATTTATTAAATTTTGCAATATTCTAGATTTTGGTTGTAAAAATTTATATCCTAAAAAATTAAAGATTTCTTTTTCAGATTTTAATTTTATTTTAGGTCCAGGCTTATTTGGTATTAAACCATATTCATTAAGTGTATATCCTAATTCATTTGCTCGTTTTCGTAATTGAATATTTATATTAAAATCTCCTGTAAAATATAATAAAGCAAATGGATATTCTTTAGGTGTAGTCATTAAAATATCTATTCTTCTTGCTTTTGATTTTGAATTAAGATTACATATACCCATAAATTTTTTAGAACCAAGTGATAATTCTTCCAATATATAAGAAAAATTCTTTTTATCTTTTATTTTTAAAGCATTAATTATTTTATGTAAAATTTTAGTTGAATTATTATCATTAGATGATTTTATTATAATGTCAATGTCACCAGATTGATCTAAACCTCTACGAAAACTACCAACGACTTTTACTCTTAAATCTGGATTAATTAATTTTACAATTTTACTGATTTTTTTATAATGTTTTTCAATTTCAGCTCTTGGTATACTTTCTTTTATATCAAAATGATATTTTAAACCTATTTTTTGTTGATTATTTAATATATTTGGTTTTTTATTTATTAATTCAATTAAAGATTCTATTGAATTTATATTATAATTTTCTATTAGTTCTTTTGCTTTTACAATACCTATTCCATGAATTTTTAATAGTTCATCATATATTTCTATTTTACTTGAACCATTTTTAAGAATCTTACGTGCCTTTTCAGCAGATTTTAATTTTCCAGTTTTTAAAATTTCTTCAATTTTGTCTTTTATTTTTATACCTATACCTTCTATATTTTGTAAATCTTTCATTGACACAACAGATTCTAATTCTTTTAATTGATTAATTACTTTCTTATAAGCTCTTACTTTAAAGAAATTTTTTTCCATAGCTTCTTTTTTACTAATTGTTTCTAATTCTTTAATGATAATATCTTTTTTATTCATTCTGTATATTATATATATATATGTAATATATAAATTAAAAATAAAATTTTTTATTGTTTATTTATAATATATAGCTTATAGCTTATAGCTTACATGGATACTTCTAATATTATAAATTATATAAAGACTAAATATCCAAAAGTAATTTTCACACCTTTTAAATTACAATACAAAAATGCAATTGGTTTTGTTATTTCTGATAATAAATTAGTTATAGGTTTTATTAATAAAGCTGGTAGTTTATGTAAATTAGTTGATCCAATTGACCTTACTACATTAACTAAAGAAGATATTTCAAGTGTTATAGAACGTATTCCTATTGTATCTGGATTTACAGAAGAAGATAGATCTAATCTTTTAAAAATATTTCAAACTGATAAAGTTGAAAAAATTTCTAAGGAAGAACATGATAAAGTAGTAGAAGATTTAAAAAAACAATTGGACGAGGTTTCAAAATATAAAATAATGTATGATAGTCAAAGTAATGAAATTATAACCATTAAAAATAAATATGAAGAAGATGTAAAAACATTACAAAATCAATTTGATAATATTAATCAACAATTACAAACTTGTAAGGATACGATTATTAATAAACAAGATGAAATTTCAAATACTATAGAACAATATAAAAAAGAAATTCAAGAATTAATTGATAATAAAGATACTAAAATAAAAGATTTAGATGCAATTAATCAAAAAATATTATCTGAAAAGGATCAGTTACAAGAACAATTAAATAAATTAATAATAAAAGAGGAAGAAAGCTCTAATCAATTAGTAAATGTTTCTTCTGAAAAACAAAAAGAAATAGAAACTTTAAAACTAAATATTGAAACTATACAAACTCAATTAAATAATGTAACTGAAAAATTAAATACAGAAATAGAAAATGCTAAATTATGCAAATTAAAGGAACAAGAAATTAATGATTTAAAAGATTTAATTGAAAAACTTAAAAGTAAAAGTGTAGAAAAAGAAATTGTACAGGTACAAACAGAAGTTCCATATGATTTTACTATTTGTTCTTCAATTATTAAAAATTTTTCAGGTGTAAATAATGAATTTTATAGAAGACAAAATATTATAAAAAGAATAGATCTTTTAATAGAAACTACTCCTAATATCGATTCAGAAATATTAGAAAAATATAAAAAGTTAAAAGACCAAATAAATTCTTATATAAACGAATTTGATTTTAATAAATATACAAAGGATGATTTGTTTTTAAAATTGTCAAATCCTATAACACAAGATCAAGTTTCTAACAATGAAAAAAAATCTTATTGTGATAATTTACAAGATATTAATACTAAATGGAATGTGAATATTGATGTTTTTGTTGAACAAACTAAAATATTAGATGATATAGTAAGTTATTTCGATAATTTAATTAAAAGTCAATCAGAAACACAAAAAGAAAAAATACAAGAAGTTCAAATAGATAAATACAATAAAAAATTAGATGAAAGAATATTACAAAGTATTTTTACAACAGATGATAAACACGTTATTGAGGGTAATAAAATTAATGATATTCTTACTATCTTGAATATAAAATATAATATTTTAAAAGATATTCCATATAAAATGACATCTGAAACTGAGTTGTTAGAAACGATTAAACTTTTAAAAAATATGATTAATGATATGGAAAATATTGCTGAAAACGAAAATTTGATAGATGCTTTACTTAAAACTTATGTAAAAGTCATTGCAAGTTTTACTACATCATCCGCGATGATTAAATTAACTTCTTTGGGTCTAGATGAATTAAGAGATATTATTTTAAGAAATGATATTCAATTATGGTATAAAATAGATGATGAATTAAAAGTTATGTTAAAACAAGAAACATTTAATGTAATACAAATGTTTTTATATATAGAAATTACTAAATTGTTAGAAAGTAATGATAGTGAAATTGCAACCTTTAAAGCTAATTATTTAAATAATATTTCAAACGATATAAAAAATGATACTGTAAATTTTTTATCAGTTGTTAAAGGTGATCCTACAGCAAATTATCTTTATATTAAAAGATTTTCAAATATAGTTAAATCATTGCTTGATGATACTAATACTGGATTTGTGATTTATATTAAAAATGTTATAGCAAATTATATAATTGATAATATTTATTTATTTATTGGATTTTATAAAATTTATAATTTTATTGAAAGTGATATTAATGATCAATTCCAAGTTCAATTAAATGAAATTTTAAAAAATAAAGTTAAAAATAATGTGCTGACATATATTAAAATTAGAAATGATGACGGTCAAGTATATAATAATCGTTTTAAAGTATATTATAATATAAATCCAACGCGTGTTGATAGTCAAGATAAAACATTAATGGTTGTAAAATATAATGATCATAATATTCCATATTTTGAAAATGTTAATAAAAAATGGGTACCTTCTAAAACATTAGAAAAAGATTTTAGTAAAATATCTACTGAACCTTTTAATAATTATTTTAAAGTTTTAACTAATGATTTAGAAGTGTTGAAATATGATCACGCATATATGTTAGGGCCATTTACCAATATATTTCCTCAGACACTTAAAAATAATGATATTGCATTAAACGCACCTGATATAATAAATTCTTTAGTTTCAAAGAAACCAGTTTTTATAATTGGTTATGGTGCTAGTGGATCTGGAAAAACTAGTAGTTTAATTTATTTTAATAAAGGATCAGATGAAAATCAAAGAAATGGTATATTAATGCATATTGCTAATATTATGGGACAAAAACATGGGTATAACAAACTATCAGTTAAATCTTATGAATTTTTAAGAAAAAGAGATTCCGAAACAACCACAATATATGGTTCACCTAATACAAAAAACAAAGATATTACTGAAATAAATTTTACCTTTAATGGAAATAACTTTGAATTAGATAATGCTTATACACACTTAAATCATTTTATAGATAGAACTGGGGATGAAATTACTGAATTTGCAAAAGGAACAACTATGGGTAAACTTATTATGCATTTCGTAGATACTGATCGGTTTGTTAAAGCTACAACTAATAACCCTAATAGTTCAAGAAGTCATACTATTATTTTCATTAAATTTAAAAAGGATGATGGGTCAGGTGAAGAAACAAGTTTAATTCTAGGTGATTTTGCAGGTGTAGAAAATTTATTTAATTGTAAAGACGATGAAGTCATTATTAAATTTTTAAATATCAAAAAAGATGATGATTCTGATGTACGTTTTTATTCCCAACCTAATTCTATAGATGGTATTGTAGAATCACAACTTGGTGGAAGAAGTGATGATCTAGAATATATGCAAGAGGTACTAAAAACTGCACAAAAATTAGGTGACACTGCGTATATAGATAGATTGACAAAACAAATAGAAAAAATAAAAAATCAACAGATGCAAGAATCCAACACAGAACCAACAGTCACCGAACAAACAATTTCTGAACCAACAGTTGCCGAACCAACAATTTCTGAAGAAGTGTCTGAACCAACAGTCACCGAACCAACAATTTCTGAAGAAGTGTCTGAACCAACAGTCACCGAACCAACAGTCACCGAACCAGCAGTCACCGAACAAACAGTCACCGAACCAATAGTCACCGAACAAACAGTCACCGAACCAACTGTTACAGAACCAATAGTCACCGAACAAACAGTCACCAAACCAACTGTTACAGAACCAACAGTCACCGAACCAACTGTCACCGAACCAACTGTTACAGAATCAACAGAAGTTTCAGAGCCTACCGTATATGAACCTACAGAAGTATCTGAATCAACAGAAGTTTCAGAGCCTACCGTATCTGAACCTACAGAAGTATCTGAATCAACAGAAGTTTCAGAGCCTACCGTATCTGAACCTACAGAAGTATCTGAATCAACAGAAGTATCTGAACCTACAGAAGTATCTGAATCAACAGAAGTTTCAGAGCCTACCGTATCTGAACCTACAGAAGTATCTGAATCAACAGAAGTATCTGAGCCTACTGTATCTGAACCTACAGAAGTATCTGAATCAACAGAAGTTTCACAGCCTACTGTATCTGAACCTACAGAAGTATCTGAACCTACAGAAGTATCTGAGCCTACCGTATCTAAATCTACAGAAGTTTCAGAAGAAGTATCTGAACCCACAGAAGTTTCTGAAGAAGTGACTGAACCAGTATCTGAGGTTGTAACTGCACCTGAAATAGAAAAAGAATTAATAAATATAGAAAGTGCAGATTGTGATAAATATATTACAAAAAATGAAGATTTGTATATATTTGATAAAGATTCTAAAATCCGTTTGAAAGTAGGAGATGAAATGAATAAACATATTCGTAACAATAGATTTTTTGAAAAAACAGGTAATTATTATGAAATGCAAAAGAATATTTTAATTTCAATTTGCGAAAGATATTTCCCAGATGATGAAATTCAAAGGAAAAATACTATTGATAATATATTTGATTTTGTAAAATTATTATATAGCAAAGGTATTGATGTATTTTCTGATCATTCTAAAGAAAATCTTGATAAAGATACTAGAAATGCTGATAATATATTAGCATTCTTTAAACTAAATAGACCCAAAGATGCATCTTCTGATCTTGAAATTAATAAATTGAAAATAAAATTTTTCAATTATGTGATGCAAACAATTGATTATTCTTATTTAAATGATATTGATGTGTTATATCCCAAAGGAACTTTATTAAGAGATCTATCAGATTCAAAAGATGGTATTACAAAAATTAAAAGTGTCCAAGATGAAGTAAAACAAAATAGAGATGCATGGGGTAGCAATCCTTATGAAGAAATGAACAAAATGAAACCTGTTTTGAAAAAGTATTTCGAAACAAGAAAAAAATTAGTAAATGATTTTATAAATGGAGAAGTTACAAATTTAAGTGATAAAATATTATTTGATTATTCATTAGATTTACAGATTAAATGTAAAAAGGGTATACCAAAATGTCAAAAGATAATAAAAAGTAAAACTGAAAACATGACTGAATTTATATCTAAATGGAGAGATTTATTTTCAAATCATATATTTAAAACGATAAAAGTAAATACAGATAATGATAAGACAATTTTTGAAGATACATGGAAATCTTTGATAACTTTTTATAGTAAGTCTGGAGAAGCAGATGATTTATTATTTAGATTAACAGATATGGTTAATTATATATATGCAGAATTAAAAGATATAATAAAAGAAACATCTTGTAGATTAAATTATGGTAAACAGATTTGTGAATTAAGAAGAAATGAGAGTATTATGATTAATAATTCTTTAAATGATATTAGAGACATAATTAAAAAGATATTAATTGAAAAAAATAAATCAAGTATTAATATTTCACCTACGTTTATTGATGCTTGTTTATCTAATTATTGTATAAATGATAATTGTTTTCCTATTTTAACAGATACAAAAGATGTACATAGTGAAATTTTTGACAAGATTAAAGAAGAACTTGGTGAAAATTTCAATTTCAAAGATATTATTATTAGTGTATTTTGTGTATTAAATTTATCTAGAAATGCAAATAATCCCCCACCAGTTCCCTACATTGATATAAATAATATTTGGTACGAAATAAATCACACTCAAACAAAAGATTTGTTTAATATAAATTCTAGATTCTTTAAAGAATCATCTAATCTAATTGAAAGAATGCAGACTTTTGAAAATAAAATTAAAGAGATGTTACAAAGTGATATCTTTATTAATTTTAATGAAATAATTTCTAAAATTAAAAATAATGAAAATACAAAATCATATTCTGAAGAAGATGAATCTGATAAAAAGAAAGTTATAATTTTCTTGGAAGAAATAGATAAATTAAATGCAGCAACTGCAATAGGAACGTTACAATATGTTGATACAATTTCTAAATTTAATACAACTCAAATGATATGTTCTATTGATAATATTAAAGATTATAATCAATTTGTAAATAAATATAATTTTATAGATATTGTAAAAGGTACAAAAATGATTGATAAAAAATAAAGTTACAATAATGAATCTATATCTGGAAAAATTACATTAAAAATATTATTTAACTTATTCCAATCTAATGATTTTTTTGCAAGATCGATTTTTTCTTCATTTGTTGTATAAATATATCCAATTCCTTTATCTGGGTTAATATCTGTCATAAATGATATTAAACCCTCCATCATCGTTAAAAGATTCCAAGTACTTGTATAGGTTTCTTGGTGATAAGCAGAGAAAGTTGTACAGATTTTAGTATTTGTTTGAAAACGACCATTTGGAGTTAAGAAAATAAAATTTGGTGGTTTTAAAGGATATTCATTTGGTAATGTTATTTCTCCAAAATATACACCTGATTCGAATGATGTATCTTTTAAATCATATACTATAAAATACCATATTAATATGTTATTTTGATCTGGTCGTAATATTAAGTTAGGAAATTTAAAATTTTCTTTTTGATACATTAAAATTTCTTTATTTAATCTTTTTATACATAATTTAGAAGCCATTAAAACTATATATATATTTAATAAAATTAATTAATTTAATTAATTTTAAGTTAAATAATACAATTATTTGAAACGGTTATTAAATCATTTTTTTTTATTTACTTTTATTAATAAAAATGTCACCAAGTATTCTTCAGTTGCAAGCTCTTGGATTACAAGACTTATATTTAACAAAAGATCCTCAAATTAATATGTTTAAATATAACTATTATAGGTATGTTAATTTTGCTACAGAAACAATAAAATTAAATATGAATGATATTGCTTCATTTGGGCAAAAAACAACTTGTGAAATTCCAAAAAGAGGACATTTACTTTCTAAATTACATTTACATATTAAATTACCTAAATTGATTAAAGTTAATGGTACCTATCTTTGTTGGAGTGATACTATTGGATATGGCATTTTTAGTGAACCAATTGAATTACAAATTGGTGGTGTTATAGTAGATAGATTATACCCACAATTTTTAAATGCGTGGGATGAATTGTCAAATTTTAATAAACAATTAGGTAAAAATTTTATGTTATTAAAATCTGATACTTATACTTCTAATTATAGTAATGCTGAAAATGAAGTAGATTTAATAATACCTTTAGATTT